TAAAGCAATATTTGGAGGGGGCATAGACACAGGAGCTACAAGTATACAATCAGGTGGTGTTATTAAAATAGATGTAGACGCTGACGCTGATGATAGAACAGGTGATTCTGCTACAGGTAGACTTACACTTGGTGTTGGTGAAGATTTAAACTTGTATCATGGTGGTACAAACTCTTACATAGTTAATGACACAGGTAAGTTAATTATAGACACGGCAGGCGATTTAGATTTAGACGCTGATGGAGGCGGTGTAAATATTTTAGATGGTGGACTGCTGTTTGGTGCTTTTGAAAACGATACATCTGACCTTGTAATAAAATCAACAATTCAAGATAAAGATATTATATTTAAAGGTGATGATGGTGGTGTAGGAATTACTGCATTAACGTTAGATATGTCAGCTGCAGGCGCAGCAACATTTGGCGGAGCGGTAATCGCTCCAGCAGGATTGACTGTTGACAACATGGAATTAAAAGACGGTGGTAATGAAATAGAAGTTTCATCTGGTGCATTATTACTTGATGTTGCAACTGATATTACTTTAAATGCCGGTGGTAATGACATAGGTTTTTTTGGAGCTGGTTCTTTAGTATTACAATTTGCTTTAGCTACAGACGATGCAATTTTATTTAGTGCAGTTTCTGATAAAGATTTTATTGTTAAAGGTAATGATGGCGGAGCAACTATTACCGCTATGACACTAGACATGTCCGCGGCCGGCGCTGCTACATTCAATTCAAGTGTTACAGAAAACTCTGACGAAAGATTAAAAACAGATATTCGTACTATTGATAACGCACTTAATTTAGTTAATGATATGCGCGGTGTCTACTTTACCAAGGATGGCGAAGCGAGGACCGGGGTTGTTGCACAAGAAATAGAAAAAGTATTACCAGAAGTTGTTAGAGATAACGAGGAATATAAATCTGTTGCATACGGACATGTAGTCGGTGTGTTGATCGAAGCAATCAAGGAACTAAAGAAAGAGGTTGAAACACTTAAGGAGGCTAAGTAATGCCTTTACAATCTAGAAGTTTTGCAGCTGGTTTTGACAAACAAAGCACTGAGTATGGAGCTGAAGGTAAATGGATCGACGGAGAGAACATACGTTTTCGTTACGGACAACCAGAAAAAATAGGTGGTTGGTCTAAATTTTTTACAGAAAAATTAATAGGTGCAGCGCGTGATTTACATGCATGGGTTGCTTTAGACGGTACTAAACATTTAGCTATTGGAACTAATAGAAAACTTTATATTTATAAAGAAGGTTTGCTAGTAGATGTTACGCCTATTCGTAATCCAGACGGAGATGGCAATACAACAAACAGTGTAAATTTAAGCAACCCGTTTGTAACAACAAGTGGTTCTGCTATTGTAACAGTAACAGATGCAAGTCACGGGGCTAAAGTTGGAGACTTTGTAACTTTTTCTAATGCATCAGATGTTGGTGGATTAGATATGAACGCAGAGTTTGAAATTACATCAGTCACTAGCACAAGTGTATATACAGTTACACACTCAAGCAACGCGAGCAGCGGTGCAACGGGTGGTGGATCGAGCACCGTGGATTGTGCGTACCAAATAGCCCCTGGAGAAGCAGCCAATATATATGGTTATGGTTGGGGTATATCAAGTTGGAGTGGTTTACCTTCTCCTTTAATAACCGATCAATTAGCAGAACCATTAGATGCAACTGAAACAGACATAGATGTTGACACAGGAGCCACGTTTGCGTCAGGTGATTACATATTAATTGATCAAGAACTTATGAAAGTAACTGGTGTATCTAGTAATACTTTAACTGTAACTCGTGGTGTTTCTAGTTTGTCAAGTTCTACATCTAACAGTGCGGTAGGTAGTCATGCAAGAACAACACATGCAGACAACACTGCTATTACACTTGTTTTTGATGCATCAACTTCAATTACAACAACAGGTTGGAATGCTGCAGCTTCTACATCTACAACTGTTCTTGAAAGTCGTTATTGGGTTTTTGATAATTTTGGTGAAGATTTATTAGCTCTTGTTAATAATGGTGCTTTGTTTAAATGGGATACTTCTTCGGGTACAGATAGCAGAGCTGCAGTTGTTCACGCTAACGCCCCAACAGCTTCTAGATTTTTAGTTGTATCAAATGATAGACATGTTTTTTTAATGGGAACAGAAACAACTATAGGTACAGCTTCAACACAAGAAGATTTATTTCTTAGATTCTCAGACCAAGAAGACACAAGCACGTGGGTGCCTGCTTCTACTAACACTGCTGGATCTTTTAGAATACAAGACGGTTCTCAAATTATGACTGCAACAAGATCAAGGGGTTCTGTTTTAGTTTGGACTGATACATCTCTACATTCACTACAATTTATAGGAGGAGATTTTGTATTTAATTTAAATCAATTAGCTGCAAACTGTGGAGCTGTTTCCCCTCATTGTGCTATTGACGTAAACGGAACAGCTTTTTGGATGAGTCAACAGGCTTTTTATATGTTTGATGGTGGTGTTAAAAAACTACCATGTACGGTGCAAGATTATGTGTTTGATGATTTTAGTTTAACACAACAACAATCTGTTTATGCTGGTTTAAACACTGACTTTAATGAAATTACTTGGTTCTATGCTAGTAAAGATTCTATCTATATAGATCGTTCTGTAACATATAATTATTTAGAACAAGTGTGGTATACAAATAGTTTAGCTAGAACAACGTGGTTAGATCGTACTGTATATGACCAACCATATGCAACAGAATACAGTTCAAGTGAAGTAGGAACATCTCCTACAGTGTTAGGTTTAACAGCGGGATCAACAGTTGTATATTCTCACGAAACAGGAACAGATGATGACGGTGCCGCTATGAATTGTTTCTTACTATCTAGTGATTTTGATATTCAAGATGGAGAACAAATGTTGTCTATAAAAAGATTTATTCCTGACTTTAAAGAACAAAAAGGTAGTGCTGATGTATTACTTAGTTTTAAAGATTATTCTGCTACTACTACAGAAACAACATTAAATGGTGCTATCGCTTCTAATGCTACTTCTTTAATTTTAACAAGCGCAACTAATTTTCCATCTTCTGGTACACTATTGATTGGTACAGAATTAATTACATACACAGGTAAAACAACTAATACTTTAACTGGTTTGACTAGAGGAACAAATGGCACAACGGCTGCAGCTCACATTGATAACAAAGAAGTAATAGACTACACAAATGTTAGAATTAATTTAAATACAGTTACACCTACAACAACTAAAATAGATACACGTGGTAGAGGTAGACAAGCAAATGTTTTAATTTCTAGTAATGCTCTTGGAGACAACTGGAGATTTGGCACATTAAGATTAGACATTAGACCAGATGGAGGCAGATAATGGCAAAGATAGTAACAGGAAGATTACCACAAGCACTTGAAACGTATAGTCGTGAACAGTTTGATATTCTAATTAGAGAACTAGAACAAATTGTAACACAATTAAATTTTGGTTATGAACAACAATCAAAAGATGAAAACTTAGCAAGGGGTTGGTATCTTGGCTGATTTATTTTTATCAAAAGTAGCTGACTTAACAACTACAAACGCAACAACTGTATACACGGTGCCTACATCTAGTGACTCTGCTGTACCTAAGATATTTCCAACAACCGCTATTATGAAATCTATACATGTGGCCAACGACTCGGGGAGCGCGGATACGATTACGTTAACTATAACCAGAGGATCCGATGTATTTGCTATTGAAACAGTTAGGGCAGTGGATGCAAACACAGCTATTGAAGTGCTTACACAACCTATGGTACTAAGCGAAGCTGATATAATTAAAGCAACAGCTGCTACAGCTAACCGTTTGCATGTTATATTATCTGTAATGGAAATAACATAATGAGATTAATTAAAGAAGGACAGCCTATTACTTACACAACTGTAGAAGGTGAAAAAATACCAATAATACAGCCTGAAGTTTATAAGAGAATATATTGCAAAAGCTGTGAAAATGAAGTAGATTCAGAAGAACAGGCAACAGGCACCTGCTCACATTGTGGCCAACTCTGGTCCAATACTAAAGCTGTAGATATTAAAGTTAATATATTAGAGATGCCACCTATGGGTGCAGGATCTGGAGAATAAATGGGTTTCCTTAGTAAGTTAAAAGATAAAGTAACAAAAACATTAAAAAAAGTTACACCAAAAGAAATTGCTCCTTTTTTACCATTGGCTGCAATGGTTCTTCCTGGTTCAGGTATTCTAGCAAGTAGTGCATCAAAATTTTTAGTTCCACAATTATTAGCCGCAGCAGGTTCATCGAGAACATCTGGTGAAATAAATCCCCTTAATCAAATCCTAGCAGGATTTGGTTCTATGTCTGCTATTAATGCAGCAAATGCAGCAGGTGCTCCGACAGCTGCCATTGGTGGAGTTGGTCCAATGCCTGGACAAGGACCTAATATTGCTCGTATGGGTGATGCTGGTCTTTTAGATAAAGCAGCGGCCGGTATGTCTGGTCTTCCTGGTATAGGTAAAGGTATGAATATTATGAGTCAGGGTCAACAAGACCTACTTAGTTTATTACCCGGCGGTGCTCCTGCAACATTTTCTAAATCTATGCTCGCTCCTGCAGGCGCTGGCCTTGGAATGTTTACCTTGGATGCAGCTAAAAAAGCACAAAAAGATTATGAAGACGAACAAGCTGCAGCAGCAGCAGTTAACTCAGCTTATGGTGACGCAAGATCTGATCTTGCAGCAGCCATAGCAAGATTTTCTGATCCAATTAATAGATATGGCAACAACCCGTTTGGTGATTTTAACCCTGTAACTGGTCAATTATTAAATACAGGTGGCCGTGTAGGTTATGCAGAAGGTGATATTGTTGGTGATGATGAATTATCACAAAGATTGTACGGAGAAATGATGGGAGCGCAAATGTCTGACAATGTACCAGAAATATTTAATCCTATGAATCCTATGGGTGGTCCTCACAAAGAAGAGAACATAGGTATTTACGATGTACTAGAAGCTTTTGATCAAAAGAATAAAGAAATAATGGATTTTAAAAGAAGACAAAAAACAGAAGGACAAGAACTTAGAGAACGAGTTTATAACTCTTATATTGATCGATATAAACAAATGTTAGAAGGACCTGCAGGTCCAAGCATGCCTCCGATGAAATCTTTTGAGGAAATGTTTCCCGTAGAAGAAAAAGCCATGGGTGGTCGTATAGGTATGAACATGGGCGGTGGTCTTGGTAGTATTCCACAAACACCAAATGTACCACAAGGCATGCAGTTAGATGGCCGCGGTGGAGGATTCATTCCTATGGGTGCACAAGAACGAAAAGATGACGTGCCAGCAATGTTAGCAAAAAATGAATTTGTAATGACTGCCGATGCTGTAAGAGCAGCAGGTGGCGGAAGCATTGAAAAAGGTGCACAAAAAATGTATGACGTTATGAATCAACTAGAGGCAAAAGTATAATGGCTACTCCACAACAACAATATCAAGACGCAGTAACTGCATTACAAACTTCGCAAGCAGCTCTTCCTTCTGATTCAATTACAGTCAATCAAAGTGCTCCACAAATAGAAGGTTTATTAGCAGCATTCGGCCCACAACTTGCAACTAATTTAGCAAACCCAATTAATGCAATGGGCGGGGTAAACCAGTATGGTCAATCATACGGTACGTTTATGCCACAAATGCAAGGGCAAAACTTATTACAACAACAAGCTATTTCTTCTGCTTTGGGACAAGCAGGTATAACAGGAACAGCACAGTTTGGACCAGGTGGTCAATTTACAGGAATCGCGAACCAAGGACAGGGGCTCGCGGGTTACGAACCATTTTTAAATCAGGCTGCAACTGATTTAAACGCAGCTTCTGCTGCCGCAGCAGCAGGACAAGGTGTCGGCGCAGGAGCTTTAGCACAATCAGGAGCAGCAATGGATGCGGCGCAAGCAGCAGCCGCGGCCGGTCAAGATGCTGGAGCTGGTTTTATGGGTCCAGGTGCGCAAGCACAGTTTATGTCTCCATATCAACAACAAGTTATTGATGCATCATTAGCAAGCTTTGATCAAAACGCCGCTGAACAAGCAGCACAAGCAGGCTTATCTGCTGCAGGAGCAGGAGCTTTTGGTGGCGGTAGGTTTGGTGTACAAGAAGGACAACGTCAAGCACAATCAAATTTAGATAGAGCTACACTAGAAGCAGGGTTGTTATCGCAAGGATACCAACAAGCGCAACAACAAGCGAATACAGCTTTTGGTCAGGCTAACACACAAGCAATGCAAAACATGAATTTATATGGAACAGCAGGTCAAGGACAACTAGCACAAGCAGCAGGACTACAGGGTCAAGCAGGCCAAAACGTAGGATTGTTTGGTCAAACAGGACAAGCACAACAAGGTCTAGCTGCTTTACAACCATCACTTGCTGGTCAAAATATTTCAGCACTTGGAACTCTAGGCGCTCAACAACAGCAACAAGGCCAAGCAGCACTTGATACTGCAGCACAAGGAAACCAGATGGTAGCTTATCAACCACAACAAGGTTTAGGTTTCTTTGGTAATCAGTTAACTGGTTTAATGGGTGGTATGGCAGGACAAGGAACTCAATTTAGTTCTCTACCAGATCAAGCACCAGCAAGCCCAATGTCAATGTTAATGTCTGGTATTGGAGCAGGTGCTTCTGTAGGTAACTTGTTTGGAGGCTGGGGTGGCTAATACACTTAGAAGAAAAATGTTTAAACTTGGTGGCGAAGTTAACACGCACGGTGTTGGTATAACTTCAGGACTAGAGTATAGAAGACCAGGATACAATATTGGTGGTCCAGTTGTAAAACCGGGGCCAGATGGAAAATTAAGACAGCATGCTGTATTAGGTGGAATAATGGCACTAGGAAGAGCGGCACAAGCTGCTATGAAACTTAAAAATCCTTTAACACCTCTTGCTAAATATATTAGTGGTGGAAGTAAATTAACAGCAAGGCCTACAAAAGAAATGATAGCAAAAATGAAACCAGACGAAATAAAAAGAGTAATAGGAGACTATGGTTTTGGACCTGGTGGTAGATTTTCTCAAGCAGGTAGATTATCAAATTTAATAGGTCTAGGTTCTATTCCTGGTGCGGGTGCTTCATTATTAGCAGGACCAAGAATGACACCTGACGAAAGAAAAACAGCAACTGATTTTCAAAAAGGTTTAGATACAACTAGAGGTGTTGTTGAGGCTCTACCTGCTTTTAGTGGATTGGGTTTTGGTGCTGAAGTTGCTGGAAATATTGGAGATGCACTTTATGAATCAACAAAACAAGATCCAAATTATTCTATTCAAACTCTTCCAGGGTTACTTAGAAAAATGACAGGTGCTTCTACTCCCACGGAAGAAATTAAAAAAGATACTCCAGGTTCTGAAAGCGTTGCTGAAACAATTCCTATGGAGACAGCAGCAACACAAGAAGAACAGTTTGCAAAAATGAAAGCTGACGCCGATGCGCGGGCCGAGATGTATTATTCTATGTTAAGTGGAGGCGGTCCAGATGCAGTAAGAGCTCTAGGCGATGCATTCACTGCAGCAGGAGCAGTATATGACGAAGACAAAGCAGCTGCGCTTTCTGCATTTAAAGGCGGCATTGATCAAGAACTAGATAGAGATGACGCATTGCGTGATGAATCTAGACGTCTAGGTCTAAGTGATATTATTACTACAGAAGCACAGACAAAAGAAGATAAGAAAATAAAAGCACAAATGCTTGACCAAGCTAAACTATCTATCATGTCTAGTCCTGATCTTACTGCACAACAAAGAACGTCAGCGATACAAGGTATCGAGGCATACGAAGCGGGGATCGTGGATATACTTCCAACTGATGCTAAAGGCGAAGAAGCAGACACTTCTAGAATGGCCGCTGGAACAATTTATTTTGATCCTAATAATTTATACGGTGGTATGTATGTCGCTAAACCTACAACTGAAGGCGTAGATGTTAAAGCGTTTACCACATTAGAAGAAGCTCAAGCCCACGCAGCGAGTTAGGAGCTGGTATGTCAATTATACCAACATTAATTAAAGGTGTTAAAGGTTCTAAAAAATTAAAAAAAATATTAGAAGGCATAGAAAGTTCTGATAGAAGAAAAACAGGAAACCCTAATTTAAATACAAAATTAGAATCATTAGAAGATTGGATAACAGATTTTAGAAATAATTGCAGAGAGATTTAAAAATCCAAATGCAACCATATACGAAATGGAACAGTTTGGTGTTAAAAAATCTGCTATAGATAATTATCTTAGGGAGGCTAACTTACCAAGTTTAGTGCAACCAGGTTTAAAACCAAAAACAAAAGAAGAAATACAACAAGTAATAGAAGGTTTTTCAAAATACAAAAAAGAGTTTGGAGAAAACCCCTCTAAAATTGAACTATCTGGTTATCTTGGATTAGATGAGATAAGCGGAGTAAGTAAAATTAGTAGATTAACAGATCAAATAAAAAAAGCAGGTATAAAAGATCCTTTTAAAAATTTAAAATTTAAACTAGGCACAGCAACAAAAGGTGGAACATATGATCCAGGGCAAATAACCCGTTTTAAAGCTGAAGAATTAGAAAAATTTTATAGTAATTCAGAAATACCAAAAGAAGTAAAACAAATAAGAAGAGACATTGATAAAACTATTAGACAATGGAACAAAGAATTTCCTTATGATAAAAAAGTTATAGACCATATAGATAGTTATTGGAATGCTGCATCAAAAGAAGTGCCTTACGAAGATGTAGCGAACTGGCAAATTATTGGTAAAAAAATAAATGGTATAAAGGCTGCTTTGTATGAAAATCCAATGGTTGGTTTAAAACAACTTTCTACAAAATTTAAAAATGCAAAAGGTCAACAAGAAAAAAGAATAGTGCAACAATTATTTGACGAACAATTTCTTAAACATTACTAGCTAAAACTTGATTTGCTGATCCAACATTCTGAGGTAATATTAAAGTTAGAAGGTATAGATGGTATACCTAATAAATTTATGCGTTATGCTGATAAAAATTATAAAGAGTTTACCGGACCAATGAACCATGAAAAAATAATTAAACAACTAGATGAAATGCAAGAAATAATTGATACAAGAAAATCTTTTGAACCAGAAGGTGCAACTGCAAGCGAGATGGCAATGGGTATGATGGGCATGGGCATGAAAGATGGTGGCCGTGTTGAAGTAGACGATGGAGGTATAATTGTACCAACGACACCGCAAAAAACAATTGGTGCAAGTAGCACTAGAACAATTGGC